TATTTCGTGCTTACATCTGATTTTTGCCTGTAACGCCTCTCTAAGCGTGCCATATTTGCCCGCTATGAATTGGCTGCCATCGTCATAAACAAAGATTAATTGATAAGGTAGGTTTACTTGCTCAGTCATTGCTTTCCTCCTGTAAACCTTCAATAAAAGCTATGCGTTCTTCCATATCAACCTTGATATAGCTCAATAGGTTCTTAATACCTTTGATAGTGTAGGCAATATCAAAAGAATCCATTTCATCGAACACATCAGGGTTGATATATAACGCCAATAACATGCTTTCTAATTGACTTAATCCATCCATCTGGAGCTTTAACAAATTAATCTGGCATTGTTCTACTTGGATAATGCGGTTAGCCATGTGCCACCTCCATTGCAGCAGAGGTTGAAAGGGTAGGAAGTGCGGCTAAAGTGCGGTCATTTTGAGGATTGATTCTCGCCACCACCGCAATAAAACGATAATCAGCAGATAGGCTCAAACGTGCCTGTTCTTCGGTGGTAGAATTAAGGGATATGACGCATAAGTTAAAATGCGATTGTGTGCGATTGACGCAAAGAAATTTGTAGATCATTTCTGCGGTGTCCTTTATTTGATTTTTAGGAACTACCGCTAGACTTTCCACGGTCGGGCGGTAGAGCGTAACAAGGTGGAAAACTGCCAATAAAGGAAGACAGCCAGTCAAAGACTGCTCATTACGCTCTACCATTGAGAGAATGATCGGATTTAGATTGAAAACAAAATCCGCATATTCTTGAGGTGTGCGAATGTTACGAACAAAAAAAGCACGGTTTTGTGGCGTGCTATCGTTCGCCTTTATTAAATTCAGCTTTCCACGGCTGGCAATCACTTTTTCTAATTGCGGGAAAATAATGCCAAATTTCACCGCACTTTGTAAAGGGTTTAAGTTGTAAAAATTTTCATTATTGATATAATATTTATGAATTAAGTTCATTTTAATTTCCTGTTTGAATTTAATTGCTTGTTTAAATACGTTTCTAGTTACGCCATAGTTTCTTTTTCCTCACTATGGCGTCTTTTCTATTAAGCACGTGCAGCCTTCTGTTCTTCAATCCATTGATTCACTTCTTCTAAATCCCAACGGACAAAGTTTTGTGAAAAGCGGATTGGTTGAGGGAATTTCTTAGCCTTTACAAGCTCGTTGAGTTTGGTGCGACCAAAGCCAACAATATGGCAAGCGGTTTCACCAGAGATTAGTTTTTGTTGTGGGTTTAATTTCAGATTTAATTTTTGAGCTTCGTTCATCTCGTAACCTCTATAATTGTTGATTAATAACATTGAGCTATTCAGTAACTCGATTGGTTGCGTAACGTTACGAGGTTATTAAATCATTATGGATATAGGGGCGAGAGATAGGGAGAGAATAAAAAAATACCCTGCCTATATAGACAGGGTATAATAAAATCAATAAGTTAAAGGTAATTAATTTTTCTTTCTATCGATCGGGCAGGCTATTTTTTCTATCTCTGTGGCAAAGGTTTTAGTAACGCTATAATCCCTTATTATATAATCTCTAATTTGAGTATTACTTTTCACATTATCCGGATAACTTGCCCAGTATTTATTTCTGACCTCTATGGCGATTTTTAGCGGATCATCGCTTCTATGCGCTCCTAATAAAATAGGAACGTTTTTATCACCAAGTGCGGTCTGTAATTCAGTTATTTTTTTATCCTTTTCCTCTAACTCGGATCTTAATCTTTCTATTTCTTCATATCCATTGTTATCTATTTGGGATGAATCTAATGCATCTGCTACAACTTTACTAAGCTGAGAAATTAAAATATAAGTATTCTGAATTGGAACTTGTAAAGATTTATTAGGGAAAGAAAAGTTTAAAATGAAATCAGTTTCTATTTTTCCATATTCATCGCGTAAAAAATAGTATGCTGAGAGTTCATCTAGAACTATTTTCCTTGCGCTTTCATTTATCGTTCTGCTTGGAATCTGAATGAATCCATCAAAACAAACCTTTGATAATTTACCTTTTTCTTTACTAGATTCATCTTCTGATTCATAAATAAAGCCAAAGCATGATTCTTTATCTTCTTCTGTTAAAAAATCTACGTTATAATCAGCGACGTTAAAAAAGTCTTTATAACACCTATCTTTTTTATCAGAATTCACAAAAGAAGATAAACTAAAGCATTCATCAAATTCAGTTTTAATAATTGTACCAGCTTCAATATTTTCTACTCGAATATATAGATTAATATCTCCATTTCTAGCAAGGTGTAGAATATCATCAATATCTAAATTAAATTTATTTTGTAATTTTTTAATATTTTTATTATTAAGTACTAAATATGAATAACTAATGGTCATAAACGCCCCTTTCGCATTTGCCCTTATTGGTAAGAGCGCATCAACAAGATAAGGTTTCTTGCTTTCGGGGATCAGCCTAGATGCGCTTTATTTGATTAATTATTTTTTAGATGGATAGTGATATTGCCTAATCGAGTTTCTTTTCCGTCATTTCCAATGTGCGTTATCGTTCCGCTAATGAACGGTTTATTTTCCTCTTGTTTTTGTAAAATCCGTTGAATGATAGGGCGTTGCAATTCCTGTTCTGCCCAGCTAGATAATATTTCGTCTTGTTCTAGTGGTTTTGGTTTCTCTTTTATCTTGTATATTAGATAACAAAAGAAGGCGATAGCACCTATTAGAAAAGCAAGTAAAGGCCATTTTAATATTGGCCAAAAGATGAAAACCAACAAGCCAACAAAAAGCAATATAGCCAAAAATAACAAAAAATCTAAAGCAGAAAATACAAATGAACCAAATGCGGATAAAACGGATTTAATCATACTTTTCCCCTTGTTTCTCTGTTTATTTCTTGTTCTATTTTATCAAAGTTTAGATGCGTTAAGCTACGGCTATTTTTTGTTCATCAGAAAAGTTTTATAATAGTCTCGCTTTGAATTTAGAAATATTTTCAAAGTCTTCTAAACGTGAGCGGCTTACTTTTTCGGAAGTTTGCCGCAAACTTTAAGGAGTGGAATGCCTAATCATCGTCCTGCATGTAAGTTTTTAGACAAAATAGCCCAACATTGTGAAATGTCGGGCTTTTCTATTATTTAAACGCTTTTTTTAATTCTTCTTCTGCAACTTCTTTTGCGATTCTTAGAGCCTGTGCCTCACCAGATTTAAAGCCTTTTTCCATATAATGGCGACCTTTCATTTTTACTGTGCCATATTCAACCATCCACCAGTAAAACGGATCTGATTTATCTTTTGTATTTTCCCCAATTTTTGCCATTCTACGGCCGTTTGTTCGCATAACTCGAATTGCAGTGATACCGCTTAGGCCATCTTTGGCTACCCTTGTTTTATGTCGAACGTTGTTTTTAATTGTTCCTTTTTGTCGGAAATTAGTGCTACTTTTCAATGTTGGAACATTCGGCTTGATTGTTTTTTCAATCGATTTGGCCGCGCTATTTAGTCCTTTTCTAATTGCTTTTGCAGCGACTTTGTTTATATCTTTGTTTAGTTTTTTTAAGTTTTGCTCAAGTTCTCTTAAGCCTTTTATTTGAACTGCCATAGTTTCCCTCTGTAGTTATAAATCAATACCATTAAATTGTTCTAATGCGTGTTTGTGTTCATCTGAAAGCTCGAAAATCAAATCACCATATTCAAGTTGATAAGTGCCGAAAGACATCAGAAAGGCTACGGCTGGGTCGATTTTGTTTGCGGCTTTCTTCTTGTTTGGTTTAATGTTGGCATTGGCATCGGTTTCCATCACCACATTGGATAACGCCCAGGTAAGCACTGGATCGCCATGATGTTCTATCATCTGTCTATTGATTAGCACTTCTGCACTTTTTGCCACCGGGCTAAATCGTTGATAGGTTTGCGGGAATGGTTCAACCTCAAGCCCTGCCGCTTGTAATTGTGTGCGTAGGTGAGTGGCATTCCATACGTCAAAGCCAATCATCTTAATATTGAAACGTTGTGCATCTTTCAAAATATCATCTCTGATTTTGTCATAGTCGATACAGTCGCCTTCTGTTGCAATCAGCCAGCCACTACGCACCCAGTTTCGATACATTGCACGGTTTTTATTTGCCACATTATTAAGTTGAAATTCAGGGATATAATGGCGAGTAACCAACCGCACTTTCTTTCCTTGTGGGAAGGTATAGCAAAGGCTGGTTAAGTCGTTGGTGCTGGATAAATCCAGTCCTAAATAACAATCTTGGTGAAGTAAATCGCTTTCGGTGTACTGTCGTTCGCATTGCGCCCAGTTTCCTTCGCCTAGCCACGGGGTTGTACCTTGGCACCATACATTAAATCGCTTAGTGAGCATTTCCACCCATTCGGAAGGAATCCCCCTTGCTTTCTTGATAGTGTTTTCAAAATCAAGGTAAGGAATGGATTTACCAATATTGGGATTGGCTTTTATCCAGTTCTCTTGTTTGTCGATTTCGTTTTCTTCGTCTAGTTCAAAAATGAGCACAAATAAGCTGTCGTTTTGTTCGTTTCCTTCAAGGATTTGCGCGCAATAATTATAATGCTGTTTACAAGCCGAAATCACGTTACTGCCAGCCGTTGTAATAGCAAAGAGTAAACCTTCTGGGCGTGCGCCTTGTCCTAGCTCTAATGCGCTATAGACGCTGTTGTCCGTGTGTAGGTGATATTCATCAACAATCGCTAAACTAGGGTTTGTGCCTTCAATGGTTGAAGATTTGGCGGCAAGCGGTCGCATGATACTGTTGTTCTTAGGGTTGATAAGTTTGTGCTGTTGAATATTGAGCCGTTTTTTCAGTAAAGGCGAAAGTAAGCACATTTGGCGCGCATCATCAAAAACGATTCGAGCCTGGTCTCGGCTTACGGCTGCCGTGTATATATCCTGTTGGCCGCCTTCCATCACCAAAAACCAATTGGCTAAAACGGCTGCTACCGTTGATTTAGCGTTTTTTCTTGCCACTTGAACGTAAGCAGAGCGATATTTTCTTAATCCTGTATCTTTACGCTTAAAGCCGAGAATGTTGGCAAAGAGGAAAACTTGCCAATCTGAAAGAATAATTGGCTCACCGCGTAAGTGTCCTTTAACGTGTGGGCATAGTTTCGAGAAAGCGATAAATTTTTCTACCGCACTTTGATCAAAGAAATAATCGGGGTTGTTTAAATCGTTAAAATAACGCGCTACAGCTTGTTTTATCTTCTTACAAGCCACTATTTCACCTGATTGAATTTTCTCTGCGTATGCGTGCCAGATTGCCATATTTAGCCTACATTGTGAGGATTTCATCAATCATATCGGTTGAATCAACTTCAACAGGATTTTTTCTACGGCTAACAGGATCAAAGCCTAACAGTGAGGACATTTTCACCATCACTTTTTCTGCATCAGCTTTTGCGGATAATGCGGGGTTTCTTGATTGCGTGCCTTGGCTATTGACGATTGAAAAGCCGTTTTTGTGAATATCTTCAACGGCTGCACGGAAAAGAGAATAGTTCACGCAATATAACTCAAGGTGAATTAAATCGGCATCTTGAATATCGCCTCGTTCAAGAAGTTGAGGGATACGCTCTTTCCATACTGATTTAGCAATTGGATCTAAAAAACTTGGCGGGGTGTGTAAATTCTTCTTTTTGGCTGTCATTGTGTTTCCTTATTTTCAAAAAAATTACCTTGCATAAAAATTAAAGGGGGCGGGCGGTTCTTTAGGCTTGCCACTTTCTTTCAAAAACTCCCCCCACCTGTTCAAATTGTCTTTTTGTAATCGTTTAATTTAAAGCAAAGTCCAAAGCTGGATTTTGTTCAAAATTTATACCAATCCAAATTTGGATTGGTTAGCTCAACTGTGGTCATATGACCATAACTCAACTGTGGATATATCACCATCATTCAGGTGTTGCGATATCGAAACACCTCAACTGTGTACATAGGTTCATACTTCAATTGTTTCGATATCAAAACGGTTTACTTCTTCGCACCAAATCCGCGTTGGTCTATCACTCGTGTTTTATAGCTATGGCAATCACGACATAAAGATTGATGATTAGCTCCAACCCAAAATAGCGGGTCTGCTTGTCCGTTCTCAACTGGCTTGATATGGTCTATCACTGTAGCGGGCGTGTAGATACCTTTCTCTAAGCACATCACACAAAGAGGGTGATGCTTTAAGTATTGCTCGCGGTATTTACTCCACTTGTGATCATAACCTCGTGCGCGACTGCTTGGACGGTTGTCCTTTGGCTTATGCTCTTCACATCTGCCCGACTTCACTTTGTTTCTACATCCAGGATAACTACAACGTCTTAACGGTTGATAAGGCATAGCTACACCCTTAGTAAGCGCAAGGCTCTCTATAGACTTCCCATAATGCGGAAATCGTCATGGGTGCTTGTTTAAGATTGGCTAAGTCTGTTATCGCCTCACGGTTTGTGTAGAGGTAGGCGATATACATTAAGCAGCCGACTTTAATTGATGGCGTAAACGGAACGGTATTTTCTGTCTCTTCATCACCAAAGGTTTTACCAATATGCTTTTGGCATACTTCCAATGTAGCGACCTTATAGGTTTCGAGTAACGTATCATCTAAATCATGATCGAGATTTAAATGCGCTTTGATGTCATCTAGGGTTAAATTAATATTCGCCATAAGCCTCGCCCTCTTTACACATTAACTGCAATTCTCGGTGTGATTCCATACTGTCTATCACCGAATAAATATCAAATAGCCGTTTACCGTATTTAATTCGCATTTTGTTTGTAATGCCCTCAATGTAGCGAATGCGAATGCGGATGATGTTTTCACCCATTTGAAATGGGCCACTAAAATACTCTCGCCCTTGCAATGGCTCTACACTGGCGCGGACGGTTGCGATATGTTTCCAAAATGCTTTGTGTTCACCGTGTAGATTGGTTTCTCGCTCTCGTGGATAGTTTCTCGCCTCAATGGTGATGACCTTGTTATATTTCCCCGCTTTAAGCATCACTGCCATTGCTTGCCCCCTGTTCTTGTTCATCACCGTGTTTAACTTCTACGGTTTGCTTCCAAGCCTGGCTAAATTCATCTCCACCTTCATAAGGCGGTAAACCTTCACGGCGGCGAACTTCATTCGGAGACATTACACCCGCTTTGATTGCTACATCATAGCTACTGAAACGTTCGCTTTGACTGGTGCGCAATAAGTCGCTTGTATCAAATTCGATTAAGTAACGTTTCTTGCTGTTGCTGCCTAAATCAATCATCAAGGCATCTTTGAGTTGTTGCTCAAAGTTAGTAAGCCAAGGGCGCAAGGTTTGAGAAAGAAATGCGCGGCTCGCCTCACTGAAATTCGAATAGCTACTATTCGAATAATCTTGTAAGAAAATCGGGCTAATATTGTAGATTCGGGCTATATCGGAAATGGTGAACGTGCGACTGGCTAACCATTCTGCATCTTGGTTTGTCATGCCTAATTGTTTATATTCCATTGAGCCTTCAAGAATAGGCGTTTTACCTGCATTCTTTGCCCCCTTGTAACGTTCTAGGGCTTTGACGGCTTTCTGTGCTTTTGCATCATCTAACCATTCTGCCGTTGAAATAAGCCCGCTTGCCATCAATCCGTTTTTCATAATGGCTGCGCCATGGCGTTGTTGGGCTAAACCTAGTCCGACCGTTTCACGACAAACTGTTATCGGAGAACGCCCCATAAATCCATCAATAGAACTATGGCGTAAATGTAAAATCTCATCTTGAAGATAGTTTTTTGTTACCCCGTTTAAGTCTGTGATTTGATAAATATATTCACCCGTTACTTTACGGAAGATATTTACCGCACTGGGTTGATAGGGAGTAAGGCTTATTGGTTCGCCTTTGTTATTCCACTCAATCACGGCATAAGCGTTACCATTTAGCAAACAATGGCGCATCATCGTATTTTTGAATTGATACGGTGTTTGGCTGCGGTTTGGCATTTCATTAAGAAGATATTCAACAGGATGACGATAGATTCTTTCTCGGCCATCTTCTTTTAGTGCGTATAGATAACAAGGCATTGATGCGACCGCCTCTGAAATGACGGTAACGGCATTCATTACTGCAGGTAACGATTCTGCAGTTTGTGGACTGACAAATTCGCCCGCACCTGTATTGTTTACGCCCATGTAAGATAAAAGCTCTTCGATTGAGGTTGGCTCGCTACGTTGCTCTTTTCGTCTAAAAGGATTCCACATATTAAGCCTCCATCACATCAAGCCACTGTTTCAAAAGTGCGGTAGAACGGTCTTGTGTTTTTTCTTTGGCCGCTACCATCGAACGCTTAGCAATTTCTACGCTACTTTCAGGATAGGCGGGAATGCTTGTTACGGTAACTTCAAAGAGTTCAGCTTTTTGTACAGTTCGTTGGCAAGGCTCTACATCAAAATCCCATTCTTCTTGACTGGCTCTAAATCCAAATGACATACCTGTAATATCACCACGCGCCACACTCACCAATAAATCTTTCCCAATAGTTGTATTAGGCGGTGTGAGTTCAAAACGTAAGCCGATTGAATCTTCTTCTAGTTTTAAGGTTCCCGCACTTGTTCGACCGAGTAACTTGGTGTAGTCGTGTTCAAAGAGTGCTCGAACATCTTCGCCACTGGCTAAACTTTCACTGAATGCTTTAGGCGCAAAGGATTCTACAAAATCACAGTAAAGCACTTGTGAAGGGCTGTTCCATTTGACCGCATAACCAACGAGCTTTTGATTCTCTTCATCCGTTGAAATGGTTGCAGAGCGGATTTCAAATTCTTTCTTCATTTTTCACCTATTAAGCAAAAAAGGGGCTTTCGCCCCTCTATGATTTATGCAGTTGTCTCAATCACTTTAATTGCGTTGGAATCTACCACGCCACCACCCAAATATTTATCGGTGTGGACTTTATAAAATCCTGGCTCGGTTAAGTTGTCTGGTCGAGTTCGTACGCCTGTTTCATGATCGACAATGAAGTAACCACGTTTGAAATCACCAAAGGCAATCACGGCTTGATTTGCACCACCTGTCGGCATTGTCTCTAAGAAGTAAACTGGACGGCCTAATAATGTAGCGGGCGCATCGGTTGTTAAACCATCTCGCCAGATATAATCGCCATTTTTGTTTTTGAGTTTTTGTAATGCTGCTGCAATGGTTGATGACATCACCCATACGGCATTTTTGCGGTATTTACTGTGAAGGGTATAGAACGCATCGATTAAAGTATCTGCCTCAATTTTTGCCGCACCCGCCACTTCGATTTTTTGAAGTTTGCCGAATGGGCGCACTTTATCGTTTTCAGTTGTGCGTTCGTAGGTCAATAAACCTTTTGATTTTTTGTTACCATCACCAGAGGTTAAATCTACTTCTTCTGTTTCAGTGAAGGTCTCAGTGATTTCATCAGTGAGCCAACCTAAAACATCAATGCTTGAGAAGTCCAAAATCTCTTGAGTAGTTTTTGGATAAGCATAGATTGAATTTAAAGCAATGGTTACTTCATGCAGTTTCGGGCTTGCAGTACCGTTGCGTGCTGTGCCTTCTGTGCCATGTTCAACGGTTGCACCGCCAGCAGATACTAATTTTTTGTATTCTTTCGCACCGATAGGCAAGCGAACGACATTACAAAGCTGGCGCATGATGCTATCGTCTGTTAAGCGTTTCATGACCTCTTTGTCTAATTGAGGAATGACTGAATAGCCGCCATCTTCACCGTTAGCCGTAGTTAAATTACGGAGTTCACCGGTTTTAATGTAATGGCGCAATTCATCATTTGAAAATTGTTTCGTGCTACGGGTTTCTAATGGGTTAGATTGCGCACCAAGATTACGCTCTTCATCTGCTACGGTTTCGTATTTACTGATCTCATCACTCAATTGTTTCACTAAATCTTTCAATTTATCAAAATCTACTGATTCAGTTTCATCCAATGAACGATTTTCTTTTTCTGCTTTATCAAGCATTGCACGCATTTCTGCGACTTTTTCTGCCTTTTGTTGGCGTAACTCGATTAATTTTTTAAGCATAATTAGTCCTTATTCATTATAGTTGATAGCAAACTGAAGAACTGATGAAATCCATGCAGCTTGTTCTTCATCATAGTTATAGTCATAACTCTTTAATGAAATATTAAGAACAGATTTTAATTCGCTGTTATAAATAGTATTTCGAATTAATTCTGCAATATTATCTAATTCATCTTCGCCAGAGTGAGGTTTTAAATAAATAGCAATATTGAGTGTTGCATTTAATTCACTATCACAAAGGCAAGTTTGATCTAAACTAATATCTTCTAAATAAACGGAAATAGCAGGACATTGTTCAGAAGGATTTAACCCAAGGATGCGGCCGCTATAAAAACGTTTAACTTGGCTTGAAAGAGCAGGTTTTAATCTTTCAATTACTTCATCTCTAATTTTTTCATGTATAAGCAT